ATGTTCCCACTAATATCTGGGTCATGCAATTGCATTAATTCTCGATTCATTAAGATTTGTTCTTTTGAATTTAATATCTCATCATAAATTTTAAGTTTTCCTTTCTTCTCATCAGCTAATTTTAATAAATCTTCAACTGATAATTTCTTATTTTCTGTAATTTCGGGAAATCTCTTAACTAATGTTTTGATACCGCATCCATGAACACCTGGTATGTTATCTGAAGTATCACCATCCAATACTCTGAATAGTAATAAGTTTTTAGATTCTATACCATATTCTTCCTTTACTAACGTTGTGTTATAAAGTTTCTTTTTGGTAGGAGACCAAACGATGGTATTATCATCTACTAATTGTAGAAAATCTTTGTCCGTAGACATAACCACCGCTTGTTCGTTCTCTTTAAGAAGTTGGGTACTAATGTACGCCATTACATCATCTGCTTCACAACCATCGTAAATCATTGTTGTAACAGGTAAATAATCTAAGATGTCAGCTAACCAAACAAATTGTCTCTTCATTGATTCTCTTTCATCTTCTTCGTTCATCAAATCAGCATATTGTCTATTGACTCTTAACTTATTCTTTGAACGTTCTGATTTATACCCACTAAATCGTTTTTTTCTTTTCTGAGAACCACCCTTACCATCAAAAACTACAATGACTCTTGTCGGTTGAGTATTTCTAATTGCGTAACCTATTGATTTTAGAACACCAGTTACACCAGCAACATGGTCACCATCATCATTCATTGTAGGAATGGATGACCAACATCTGATGAATGTATTTAAACCATCGATAATTAAAACTCTATCGTTTCTTTTTCTATCGATATTTTGGTCGTGTGCTCTTTCAACCGAATTAAGTATGTCTTTGTAGAGTTTCTTCATTAAAGTACTTCTTTTGTTGTTGAAAAATACTTTTCTAATGTTTCTAATCTCTCATCAGCAGATGCTAATAACTTTAAAGCTTGTGTTGCATTATCCCAAAAATCTTTCGTGGAATGGTCTCCGATTCCAGCAGGAAAGTTTTTTAGTAAATCCAATGATAACAAAGCTTTGTTCTTATCAGCTTCAGCTTCTGATTTTAACATATCAAATATTCTTTTATCTATTTTTGCCATAATTTTAATCATTTTCACCAGGTAACCCAGTATCTACTTGCATAGCTTCTATATCTAATGTATCTGATTTATATTGAAGTATTGTCGATTCACATATCTTTTTATAAATCTGTTCTCTAACTTCCTTTCTATCACCCATCAATTCGATAAAATCTTTCGATTGAAACTTTAGTTCTTCACCAGTTTCAGTATCTATGTAAGTGTACCAAGCTCCAGCTTGTTTTACTAATTTATTGTCTTTCATTACCCGTAACCAAGAACCATAGTTATCTATACCTCTATCGAAGTAGATTTCAAAATCAGCCGCCCTTAAAGGTGGGCCCATTCGATTCTTTATTACTTGACATCTCACCTTCATACCAACAACCTTATCCAATCCATTCACTTTCATTTTGATTTGCCCCATTCCCTTCAATCTCAATCTTACAGAGGAGTGAAAAGCAAGAGCTTTACCACCCGAAGTAGTCCAAGGGTCACCAAACATTGCGTTCATTTTTTGTCTAAGTTGATTAGTAAATACTAATGAAATTTTCTGTCTACCAATCATATTGGTAATCTTTCTCATCGCCTTAGAGATTATAATAGCTTTATCAGTTGCATATCCATCTTTGTTGTAATCAGCTGCTAATTCATTTTTAGTTGAAGCTGCTGCTACTGAATCTACTACGATAGTAACTAATTTCTCCCTATCGGTTTGTCTAACCTTTTCAATGATAGTTTCACAATAATCAAAGATTTGTTCAACAGAATCCGCTGATACATAAAGAAGTTTAGAAACATCAACACCGATAGCTTCTAAAAATTCTCTACTTACTGCAGTTTCAGTATCAATTAATACAGCTACACCGCCTTGCTTTTGTGTTTCAGCAAGACAGTGTGCAGATACTAATGATTTACCACTCTGTTCTAAACCTGTAATCTCTGTAATTCTACCAACAGGTAATCCACCATATGGGCGATTAGAAATTGCAACATCCAACATAGCACATCCAGTCGAAATCCAACCCTCAACATTTGTGGGTGCTTCATCCGAATCTAAGAAGAATGCTACCTTCTGGTCTTTAGCTTGTTTGTTAAGCTCGCCAGCTAGAATATCCGCTAGTTCTAATTCTTTTTTCTTTGCCATTTAGTGTGTAATATTAGTTGTTAAACAAATCATCAAATGCAGCTGCTACATCATCAGTTTTCTTTGATGGTGCAGGTTTTTTCTCATCAACATCAAATGGTAAATCATCTGTTTTATTATCTGATTTTACCTCTTTGTTTGATAATGTTTCCTCAGCTACCGAAGCTTCTCCATCTTCATTTTTTTCTGAAGTAGGATTTAGCCATCCTTCTAATACTCCCTTTAATTCATCATAAGATAATTCTGAATATAAGTCAGTAATTTCAGTTTGGGTATCTAAAAACTTCTGAACATCTTCTGCTTTTTCAGCTAAAGGTGTTTGTGTTGGTTTAACTCTAATAGTAGTAACAGGATAAGAAGTTCCTGCTTCTTCAGCGGATTGATATTGTATTGTAATATCTCTACCACTTTTTGGGTCTGTAATATCACCATAATCTGGGTCAGCTATGTAACCTAAGATTTCTTGATATACAGTCTTACCAAATCCCCAAAATTTAACTCCTTCACCTTCTTGTCCTCTCACTAAGATAGGAACGAAAGTTCTAAGTTTCGGCTCCATTTGCTTTGCAGCTTTCCAATCTTCCTTATCACCCATTCTTTTCAATCTATCAGCGAACTCAACTATAGGGTCAGGTCTACCAAATGATTGTGGTGAAAGATAAGTTTTATTGTTAATGTTGTAGTGAAAATACAATTCGATGAAAGGATTATCCTTGTCGAATTTGTAAGGAACGATTCTGACTTGATGTTTACCAGGTGTTGGTTTCCATAGATTGTCAGATTTCTTTTGTGTGTTTTGTAGTTTGCTCAGTCTACCTCTGATTGCGTCAATATTAATTGCCATAATTTTACTCCTTTTAAGTGTTAATAATTAAGTTTTATAGTTTATTTTGAGATGCGTTTCTTACATCCGGTGTATATATAAATATAACAAACTTCTAAAAACCACCGATATTTTTAGAGTTTTTTCTAACTATTTTGCCCATTTTTTTCGGGTAACAATTTGAGAGATAATTCCATAGACTGAAAGGTCTTGATATGTATCCTCTATTGCTTCTCCAACCTCATCAGGTTGACCTTTTACAACTAATTGTTTTAACCTTTGAATCTTATCGTTTTTTCTAAACCAAAGACCCGTAAGGGCAACGTTAATATCATCTGAAGATTCTAATAATGAACCTACTGATATGTTATCAGGTCCATAATTTCTTTGTTTTTTACAAAATGTAGAATACATCTCATCTAATATTTTTTTAAATTCTTGAGTTGTTCCGGGAAATTTATCCTCACAATACTCAATTGCAGTTTGTTTTTTCATGTTTTATAACTTTATTTCTACTAATATACGAAAAATATTTCACAATTCCAAATTAAAAAGCAAAAAACTTTTCAGCCGTTTTGGTTGAAGATAAAACTTCACCCCATTTCATAGCCCCATAAAAATCATCTAATTTCTTTAAAAGCTCTCTTTCAAAGATTTTATCATAATCAATATAGGTCTTTACTAAATCCATAATTTCTTTAGGGTCATCATATCCCTTGAATGCTACACCATCTAATCCCATTGGATTTTGTTTTAGATAAACCCATTTAACCTTATCACCATTCTTCATAGGTTCATATTTCATCTCACATTTAAAATGAGATAATAGTTGGTTAAATGCTATAGCTGCCTTTACATGAGCAGGTGTGCCTGATATAAATTGAAACATTCTAATCTGTTTTCCTTTTGGTAAGTACTTTGTTAAATTCTTTACCGATGTATTCTTTGCAATATCTACAACGTTCATTTTAGATAAATTATTTTTAAAATCGTAAATCTTATCAGTAAGTTCAGTTTCACTCTTACCTTTTAAGATATCAATAAGAACTTCACTCATAAACTTCCTAAATGCCGCTGGATAAGATGACCTAACAACATCTAAGCCCTTTACATCTAATTTATTAACAGATACACCATTATCAGATATAATCCATTGTGCGTATCGTTTTTTAGCTATCCAAATACCACTCTTTGAAACATATTCTTTTTTAATCTCAAATCGGTGTTTATCAATATTGAAAATTCTTTTTGCAAGTATATCATAAAAATCATTTAGATAATCTTGCATTTCTCCTGCTATTCCATTTACATAACCAGCGATAACATCATCAGTACTATCTCTCCAAGTCGGGTTTCTACTATCAAGTAAGGGAGTAGCACTAAAAAAAACGGAATCAGTATCAATGTATATGTTACTATCCAAATCGGGATTGCCCAATTCTTTGTTGTACCTGATGTTAGCCATGTCAGCAGTTGACTTAATAACTGTCTGTCCTGTCGTGGTAACAGCGGTAGCATTATCAACATCATAAAACCTAA